AAATTGTTTAATTTCATTTTAATCTTTAGCATCATAATTCGTAGACGAAAAGTTTATTGTGATTTATCACACCTTCGCAGATGCGTAAAATTCTTTTTATAAGACCAATCTGTTTACTCTCGTCCAAGGGCAAACGGAAACTATAATGCATGATTATAGTTGGGCTTAGTAGAAATTAAAAAACCGAAAAGCCTTTTAAAGACAATCGAAAATGTCTGGACATAAATTTAGAAAAGGATGGTCTTAAAAATACGAAAGGATATTGTAAAAATATAGATATTACAGATAGAGATTTAATAAGTAGAGCTACTTATAATTGTCTTGATGGAAAATATAAAAGAAATGATACACTAAGATTATTTTCTAAGGAATCTGGTTTAACATCTAATCAGGTATATTGTATCATTTATAGATATGGTAAAGAAGCTGTAAAATGGATAGTAGAAAAAATTATTGATACTATTCGCAATGAATTATTAAATAGAGAATTACATTTTCCTCCAATTTGGTATAAAATCAAAATTGATCCATCTTCCTTTAAAGAAAGACGGATTGGAATACAAAATGTAAAACAGCAAATATACGATTATATTGCTGTAGAAGGATTAAAACCTTTCTTTTGTCGTATAGGTGTGTATCAATGTGCGGCTATTAAAGGAAGAGGTTGTTCAAAAGGTGTACGTCAAATAAGAAGATGGCTGAGAAACAAATCGTTAACTTATTTTGCGAAAGCAGATATTAAAAAATGTTATGAAAGTATAGATAGAAAATTATTAATGGAATTTCTTAGAAAGCATATTAAAAATGATATACTGTTGTGGTTAATTGAAACTATTATTAATACATTTGATAAAGGGTTATCTATTGGTTCTTATTTATCTCAATTTTTATGTAATCTATACTTATCTCAACTATATCATGAAATTAGTCATATGCATAAAATTAGAAAATCTCGTAGAAACAAAACAAGTGAATATATTTCTCTTATAAAGCACCAATTATTCTACATGGATGATATTCTTCTTATATCTACAAATTCTAAAGATTTGCATAAAGCAGTTAAATTGATGATTAAATATGCAAAAGATAAACTAGGATTAATTATAAAAGTTGATTGGTTTGTCTCAAAAATTGATAATAAAGATAAAGAACATGACACTAAATTTATAGATATGATGGGATTTCGTATCTATAGATGGCATACAACTATTAGACGTAGAACTTTTAAACGAATACGACATACATTTTTAAAATTGGGAAAAATGATTGCTACACATAAATTTATACCGTTGGTATGGGCTAGACGAGCAATATCATATTGGGGACAAATTGTAAATAGTGATAGCAATAAATTTAAAAAGAAATATAAAGTAAGAAAGATTATAAAAATTTGTAAAAAGGTGGTGAGTGATTATGGAAAAGGCAAGATTCTCGGAATCTCAGCAACCTGTTAAAATCATTGAAAATGGTGATATGGTTACGGTGTTTATTTGTCTAAATGGAGTTGAAAAAACAGATGAAAATGCTTTTGAAGAATCTTCAACAAGTTATATTGAATATGACTATAATGAATTTGTAGAAGAAAAATCATTACTTGATATGGATGATTTAAATAGTAATCCTGAAAACTATTTAAATTACATTGTAAATCCTGAATTGGATAAATTGAAGAATGAAAAGATTGTGGAATCTAAAACATTATTAGCTGAGTACTTATCTTCTCATCCTCTATTTTCTAAAGCAAAATATGAAGAAGGAAGATATTATACAGTTACAGAAGAAAAACAAAGACAACTTACATCAAAAATGGCGATGTACAATATTTATTCTCAACAGTCTCTCTCATATTCTCTTCTCAAGTGGAATGATGTAGGAAATATCTGTGAAGATTGGACAGTTGAGGAATTAACAAAGCTTGCAATGGAGATTGATGCTTATGTAACTCCACTTGTTGAAAAACAGCAAGCGTATGAAAAAATGGTACAGAAAGTATCTAATATTGAAGAATTTAATATGATTGGAAATTTAGTATTTGAATAATATATAGAGCCTATCATTTTGGTAGGCTCTTTTTAAATTAGAATGAATAGGAGATTTTTATATGAGCATTATGAAAAAAGTAGCATTATCTAATACACAGGTATTTGAAGTTGTTGGATGGTACAATAACGATTTTAAAAAAAATAAAAGAAATGAAGTATTGCCACTAAAATTACAGTTAGACTTACAGAGAAATATCGGAAGTTTAATTGAAGCTGCTCAATCATATGAAAAGGTATGCAAACAATTAGTTATGAATGTTCAAAAAGAATATTTTACAGAAGAAAAGACCATTGAAAAAAAAAAGATTCAAAAGGATGAAAACGGTGAAGAAAAAGAAGTTTTTGAGCATATTTTAAAAGATGAATATAAAGAAGAATATAGTGAAAAAATTAATGATATAAATGAGAAAATTCAAGAACTTGGAAAAGAAGGAGAAGTCTATACTTTAAGAGTATTTGATTTAGATACATTTGTAGATTCCAACCCTCCACTTACCGTAGATGATCTTTATATGCTTACATTTATGGATGAAAATAGTGAAAAAATTGTGGAAGAGTAAAACCTTCCGATAAGAAAGGAAGGTGAATATATGGCTAAAATTGCTTATGGGGAATGTACAATAATTAATGTAGAAGAACCATTTTCAGTTATCTTATCAAATGAAGCTCAATCTATTCCTACAGATGCAAATAGAAAAGTTACAAAAGATTTTGTTTGTTATACAGATATAAAAGTAACACAGGGAATGACTCCTCATACTGATTTTACAATTGGAAATATTTCTTCTGCAAATGGCATTACTGTTACAAAATCCTCGGCAAGAATTACATTTACCGTTAAAGCAGGAACTACAATTTCTGCCGATACAGGAACTTTTAATATTCCTATCACATTAGGAGAAGACACAGTAACAAAAGTATTTTCATGGTGTTGTCAAAAAGAAGGCGCAGCTGCTAAGTCAGTTAAGGTTATAGCAGAATCTACAGTATTTAAAAGTACAGATGGTGGAGAAACATTTTCTCCTGATACAATTCGTATTACTCCGACTTTTCAAGGTGGAATTACATTTTCTAAATGGCAATATAGTATTGATAGCGGAACAACATGGAAAGATATTACAAATGGAAAAAATGGATTGACTATATCTTCTTCTACTCTTATTGTATCTAAAACTTGTGATCTATATACCGATGCAATTACAGTAATTTCTTTTAAATGTCTTTCTAATAACAGTGCCTATTACGATATAACTACTATTTCTAAACTTGAAGATAGCATTTCAAAAATTAGACAGATTGAATCTACTGTAGACGATTTAGCTGGTGAGATTAAATCAAAAGTTGAAGAAACAACAATTTTTGAAGTAACAGATGAGAACGGAAAAGTAAAAAAGACTCTTAAAGATATTTTATCATCTTCGACACAAGATTTATATGGATTTAAACGAGAAGTTAAACAGCAATATGATGATTTAGAGATAGGTGGCGTGAACTTATTTGTTCAAAATACCGCTATCGAAGGAAAATATTTAAGTTCAGAAAATGTAGAGATAAATGATGTAGCGTGGGGTTATTCTGATTACATAAATGTCGGGGATATGGATTATTATATTGCGTCTGGCTTTACAAATCTTGGTAACGCTCCTGCTACTTGTTTTTATAATGCCGATAAAATCTTTCTTTCGGGTGTAAAGTCAGAACTTGCTAATAGCAAAGAATCTAAACGAAAAATGCTTCAAATACCAGACGGTGCAGTTTATATGCGCTTTTCATTTTTACTTGCGGATGCTAAAACATTAAAGATTGAGAAAGGAATAAAATCCACTTCTTACTCTCCTTCTCCTGACGATGTGGCGCATAATATTAAAACCGTAGAAGAACAAACAAAAGATATGTTCTCTTGGCTTGTAGAATCTGGTTCAAGCGAAACAAGCTTGAAAATAACAAATGGATTGATTGAAGCGATTACAGGAAAATTTGTTGTTAAATCTCCAAACGGTAAAAGTGTTGTAATTGAGAATGGTGCAATTAATGCTGAAAGTATTACTACTAATATGCTCT